ATTGAGCCGGTCCGCGGGATCGATGTGATCAAGGCCGGCCAGGATACCACGCAGACTTATTTACGCGTCTCGATGAACTGGCAAACAGGAATTCAGCCCAATATGCGCGTCCAATCGTTAAACGGACTGTACGTAATTCAAGCCATCGAAAATCTGCTGGAGCTAAACGTATCACTGGTGTTGCTGTGTCTCGCGCTGGGCATCAACGAATGAATATCAGCGTTAAGCTCGAGGGTCTCGATAAAGCACAGCAAGTCATGCGCGAACTCGGTCCGCAACTCGCGCAACGCGGATTACGCAAAGGTCTGCAAGCGGGCGCCGATGTGCTCGGTACGGCGATCCAGGCCGCGACCCCGATCAAGACGGGACTGCTAAAAGCCAGCGTCGGCACGTCGGTATCGCTATCCAATAAGGATCAGGCGGGCATAGGCGCGGTTGGCTTCGGGAAGCAAGGCTATGTGGCACGATTGGTCGAGTTTGGCCACCGCATCGTTTCCAAGGGGAAGAAACTCGGCAAGCGTGAGACCGGCAAAGCTGCCCCGCATCCGTTCATGCGGCCAGCATTTGATGCGAGCGCACAGACAGCAGTGGACGCCTTCATTCGCGTGTTGAGAGAGACCATCGCCACGCTGGGTAAATGATCGAGTCCGGTCTATCGCTACTCGTGCAAGCTAATTCTGCCGTGCTGGCCATATGTCCGGTCGGCGGCTTTCTGACGCAACTGCCGAAGGACCAGGTGCTGCCCTCCTGGTCGTACATGATTATCTCGGATCATCCGAATTATGTATTTGAGGGCGAGAGCGCGCTAAGTTCGCGCCGTTTCCAAATCGACTGTTACGGCAATACCGGCGAGGACACCATCAACCTCGCGAAGGCAATCGATGCTGTGTTGAATGGCTTTCGCGGGCTGCTGCCAGATACGGATTCCACGATCGTACCGGGCTGCTTCCGAACGGGCACGCAGGATTTCTTTGATGAGGCGCGGCGGTCGTACCGCCGCATGCTGGAGTACCTCATCTATTCCTACCGCTGATTCTGTCTTATCTCGCTTCTTCAGTGAGCTTTTTATTCACTTCGACACGGGCACAGCGCCAGGCGGGCACTGCCGACATCACGTCTCACTTCTTCAGTGAGCTGAAAATCACACAATATCACAACAAATTGAAAAAGAACTAAGAACTACAGGAGAGAGCAAAGAGAATGCCATACACAGGCAGTCAGGCTGGGATCGGTCTCGGCACAGTACTATCAATCGGGACGAATACCAGTCCGATCACTTACACCGCCGTCGGCGAATTAAACAAAATCGCGGGTACCGGCCGTCAGGCGGGAACCGCAGACACTACGAATTTTCAGAGCGGCGCGCGAGAATTCCTGCCGACGCTGATCGACTCGGGAACTTGGGAAATTGCCGGGAATCGCATCGGCGGCGATGCCGGCCAGGTCGCGATGGAGGCGGCCTTCGTCGCGCTGCAGTTGCATCCCTTCAAGATTCAACTCCCGAAGACCGCCAACCAAACCACCATTGGCGATAGTTGCTCTTTCACGGCCTTGATTGAGCAGCTCAACTATGAGGTCGGCGTCGATAAGGTCGTCACGCTAGAAGGACGCCTGAAGGTCTCCGGCATCTTGACTTGGGTCTCGGGGAGTTAGCCGATGGCGGGCAAAACCGTGGCTGGCACCGCAGCCGATCCGACAATCAAATACGCCAAGCTTGTCGTCGACGGCAAGACCTATTCGCTTGCATACGACTTCAACGCGATCGCATTTGCTGAGAGCGTGTCGCCAGGCTCCAATCTCTTGGAAGGCCTCCGCAATCTGCGGAACCTCACCGCAATGCAACTGCGCGGTCTGTTGCACGCCGCGCTACTCAAGGCACATCCGAGGATGACCCTTAATCAGGCAGGCGAACTATTGCGTCTCGATACATTGGACACGGTCTGCGATCGTATCGCGCAGGCATATTTACTTAGCATCGAGAAGCCAGCCGACCCTTCGCAACCGGAGCCGAGACCGGTGGAAGAAGCAAGCGCCGCCTGAGCAATCAGGAACTCTGGGACGACTGCTGGTCATCGGCGCGCCTGCATCTCGGCCTCACCGATGATGACTTCTTCCGCCTGACGCCCCGGCAACTCCATCTCCTGATGATCCGGCATCGGGAGCGTACTCGCCACAGCGAACTCATGATGGGCATCCTCGCCGCGACCATCGTCAACCACTCATTCTCACCGCCCAAGGGCGGAGTATCGCCGGCGCATTTCATGCCGTCACAACAGCTCGGCCAGCCGACGAAAAAAAGGCGCAAGCCTAGGAAATTGATCGCGCAGAATATCCGCTGCTTTCTCATGGGGCAAATCGAAAATCAGAGGGCCGCCAATGCCGGTTAACGTCGGTCAGATCGTCGTCTCGCTCGGCGCGAATACCAGCCAATTCACGCTCGAGATGAATCGCGCCCAAGCGGCCGCGGCCGTCACCGGCGGCAAGATCCAGGGCTCGCTGGTAAAGATGAGCGGCGCGGCGCAGTCCTTCGGTAAGTCGCTGCATGAGGCCAGCTCGCATGGCGTGACAGATGTGCAGGCAACCTCGGCCGCACTCCGAACCCTCGAAGGCGGCATGACGAATAACCTGCGCGCCGCGGAGCGGTTCGCCGCGAGCACCCTGGGCTTAGGCCCGATTCTACAAAAGGTATTTCCGGTTGCCGGTGCGCTGGCTCTCGGCGGTGTGCTGTTCGAATTGGTCGGCAAGATCGGCGCGGTCATTGAGGCCTTCAAAAAAATGCAGGAGGCGCCACAAAGGATTGCGGTCGAATTTAACAAGCTTATCTTGCCAATTGAGATTGCCAATGCAGAGATGCAAGTCAGTAACGACCGACTTGATAATCAGATCGCCAAGCTAGAAGGGCACCCGCAAAATACGCTAAAGCTGGCTCTGGATGAAGCGCGCTTATCCGCGCTGCAACTTGCCGCCGCGCTTGATAAGGACCTGGAGGCAATGAATAAGCTGCTGGCTGAGAACAATGTCAACGCATGGCAGAGACTCCTCGGCGAAGCCAGCACGGACGAAATTAGAGACTACTTTGGCGGCAAAAGGGGACTGGGCGGCTTTCGCGAGCGAGTTTCAACCATTACCGACAAAGCAGATGAAGACTTCGGCGCCATCAAGTCCGGGGGAACAAAGGAAGAACAACAGGCCGCCAAGACTCAGGGCGATACGATCCGCGCGAAAGAGCGAACGGCTCTCGAAAAAGAATATGGCGACGCCATCGCATTTGTAAATGGGCAATTAGAAAAGAGACGGTTCGTTCGAGAAGCGGAAAAGAACTTCGGGTTGCCGGGCGCGGCAGGGGCTGGCGAGGATGACGCTATCGCTGAGCTCGAGAAGACCAAACGTCTACTCAGGGACGAAGTTCTCACGATTAAGGTGCGGTACGCAAGCGATGACAAGAAAACAAAGCTGGCTGGCGACGAGGCGTCCCAGGCGTCGGAATCATTGACCGCGCCGTACCGCGAAAAGCTGATCGAACTCAATCAGCAGATAGCCGCGACCAAGCACGAGATGGCCACCATCGGCCAGACCGCGACGGCTGAGATTCTAGCGAAATCCTTCGCCGACGCGCAGCAGGAAATCGACCGCCTGAATGCGGCACTGGCAAGGCACCACCAGGCGCTAAGCAAGAATCAGGAGACATCTCTCCATGCGAAATACGATGAACTGGAATTAGCGAAAGCCGATACCGCATGGACCAAAACGCTAGACGACACGACTACTTCCATTTCAAATCGCATCGCTGCTATGCGCATACTGACGGACGCGATCGGCAAGGGCGCCGCCGCGGAACGCCAGGCCGCCATCGAGTCGCAACTGATCCAGAAACTCGGCAAGCACTACGATGACAAACAGTGGATGGCCGATCATCAGAAGACCATCGTCCAGCCTTTGCGCGCTGTCATCACAACCGAAGTCGATGCCAAGAGTTCGGAGGAAAGCGCCAAGAATATTGACAAGCTAAACGAAGAGGTCGACCTTGAGAAGAGTCTGGCAGCGGTGCAGTATCTCGGCGCTGCGGCCGTGCGCGCGGTCACGTTCGAATATCGACTGCGCAATCTTGCGGCGAAAGGCGCGACTGATGAGCAGATCGATGCCGAAGTGGCGTTATTTGAGGCGACGAACAAGAACCGTCAGTCCGGCGACCTGACCAAACTGAATGAGCAGATTGACGCGACACGCCGTCTGAGTGCAGCGCAATTGCAGGGCGCCGAGGCGTACCGCCAGAAGCAATTGCAAATCAAGTACGAGCAACTGCAGCTCGCCGGCGCAAATCCGCTGGAGATCGAGACTGCTAAATCAGCGGACGAGGTAAAACATCAGGAAGACATCACGGCCGCGGCAACGCAGACCGGCATGGCTTACCAGAACCGGCTGGAGTCGCTTAATCAAGAAATCGCGCGCGTGCGGGAATTGATCGCGCAAAACGGCAACCTGCTGGAATACGCGATCTCCCTGAAGTCGCTCGACCAGGAACGGGTCAAAGTCCTCAGCGAGCAGGCGCTGGCCACCGGCTCGGCCGCGGACGGCGTCCGCGCCTTCTTCCGCGAGATGGCCGCCGAGGGGCAGAGC